GCTAACTCGAATTTCGATACTGCAGCTTTTGCTACATTTGTCGAAGAATTTGGACAAATGATCAGGTCATTCATAGTGGGAAATCTCGAGCCAGAGATGGATTACTATTTCCGGCTTTATGTAGTGGACCTCAACTATGAAACAGCAAATTCCAATGTAATAAAGATTCGCACAAAAGCGCTAAGATGTAAGTTTTTGCAAGACAATTTCATCTCAGTATCATCTGGACCTACAGGAACTTTGTCAGATGTGTACTTCAAGACTGATCGCGGTGCGTACACAATAAGACACCAACTGAAAGTAGGAGAGGCGATAATCACTCCTACGATAATCACTCCGTACCACATACGATTTACATTTCCTAACTTTGTGAATAAAAACATCTTCAGAGATCTGACGGTTATTAGTCCTAACGGACTTATTGACAACAAGAGAAATGCTGTCATGGTGACCGGATGATCAAAGGCCAAATAAAGAACAAACGAGTCTTTACTGGCTTTTTGAAAAGGCTAGAGAAGTTTGGTACGAGTACTTATGTCAAGCGAGACGTAAGTGTACGTTGTGCTCGTAGGTATCGTGTAGCACTCAAGAAGTACATAAGGAGTGATAACTTTGCACCGAGAAAGTTACCAAAGCTCAAGGGTACACATGCACAAAGAAGAACACAAAGAGCATTTTATGCAGCGAGAAACGCTTCCGTTGGGTTAGTAAGAACAGGAAAGTACATCAATAGTATTCATCTTGAAAAAGCAGGATTGAACAGTGCAGTTGTAACAGATGTTGAGTATGGTCCATATCTTGAGTTTGGTACACGAAATATGGAAGCGCGTCCACACTGGATGCCAACACTTGACAAGTGTGTATCTGATGGGGACTTTGACAAGATCATAGAACAATACGTTAGTTCGTTTTTGCAAGGTAAGCTGTGATTTCTTTAGAATTGGATCTAGCAATATACAGGAGGCTAACAGGAGCTCCTTTAGATAGGACTGGACGTCCTGTGTTAGATCCAATTAGTAAGATCCCAGTGAATACCTACAGGATACTTCCTCCGGACCACGGGGGAGGTACCGGACCATCGTACGGTATTCGCATTCCAATGCTCAAGCATCCACATGATCTTGGTAATTATCTGACTACACAGGATCAGTCAGCACTTCCGTTATTCAAAGGATTTGCAGATACATTTAGGCAAGTGCCTGTGTTTAATGAGAATATCATGGGAAGAGGTTGGCCTGATGTATGGCCTTGTGTGACGTTTAGATGGAATGATATGGACTTCAATGAGAGCGTTTTCATGTACTCAGATCCCTTTGAGTATGATGACACGGCATCTGACAACGTTGATATAGTTAACCGCAATGGGGATACAATTCAGCAGGGATATTCAGCTAACTACGTGCGCCCAGAACCCGATTCGTATAAGATGACTTATGCGATTACTGCTAGATGTAAAAATATTATTGAACTTGGTCTAGTTTCCGCGCAAATAACATATTTGTTTCCTGCCCGAGGATCCATCGAAGTAGAGTTTGCAAGCGGAGAAAAGCACGCGTGCGACATGCTTCAAAAGCACATTGTTACAGCAGATGATATGAAGGATAATATTGGAATGTCCTCTGGCGGGGAGGAACAAAGAAGCTATGCCAGGATGTTTGTCTATGATATTGAGGCATACGTAGACAATACGGTTAACAGGTACGGAATATCTGATATAATGAGAAATGGAACACTCATTTATCAGAGAATTTTGGAACTACAGAACATGCAGACGCAGCTTATCAAGACAGTTGAACTAAACGCTACTGAGGTTGCGAATGGCCCATAGTACAGTGTGTTGGGTAAAGAGCTACTTAAACACTCCACAAACACTGGACACAATTACGTATGATCCGTATGTCGGAGTGCTCAAACCTAGAAGTTTTGTATACACAAGTGGTTCCTATCCTCAACATGCGACTGCAATAGCAGCAGGAAACATTGAGATCATTTATCGGGTATTACCCGATCCGGTATAGTAAATAAGGAGCTGTGACATGACAGACTTTCAGAGCCCATCGACCGTTATAACAAAAAAGAGGGTAGGGCCTGTAATTATCCCAGGTGTATCCACTGCAGTAGTTGGAATACAGGGCATTTGTGAAAAAGGACCTGTTTCGGCTCCTGTGAAAATAAGTAGTGATGAGGATTTCAAAGCAGTATTCGGTAATAGGCTTGCTGCTTATCCTCAGGTGTATGATGCAATGGCAGGTTTCTTCCAAAATAGTGGAAAGGACATGTACATCAATCGTACTGCTGGGGTTGGAGCGCTTGCAGCCTCAAGAGTGTGCGTAAGCTCTACATCTGGGCCGGCCTCAGCCGGCAGTATCACTTCTGATGCTGGTCCTTTTGTCCTTTTCCCTGACGGTACTATTGATGGTGCTGTAGATGGGGCACATGTGGCTACTATTACCATACGCGCAACTAAAGCTACCAAAACATGTACGGGTGGGAGCTATCTTGCTGGAGCAAGTGGTGATATAATCATTCTTACGATTGCCGGAATTCCCGGAGATCAAACTATTGATTTCTCTAGTACTGGTGCTACTCGAGGAGACTATATTGATACAATCAATAGCGTGCTTGTCGGTGGCAAGGCACTGGCTTCTGGTCTTTCAGACATAGTAATTGTTACAGACCAGAAAGGCAGTGGTGCCGCAGGAAATGTATCTAGCGTTCTTGGTGATGCTGACACTAAATTGGGTATTTCTACAGGGGATTTTACTAATCCTGGACCTAACAATGTTGCAAATATTCTAGAAGTTACTGCTTCAGAGCTGGTAACTCTCTTTTTGGCAGCTTTTGGCCCTCCTACAGCCCAAACCAATGCTGTGGCGAATCTCGATGGGAGCATAACCTGGAGTAATTTGCTGACTGGATCCACGCATTCTGTGCAGATTGAAGCTTCCTCTACACTAGATACCGCGCTAGGCTTTGACAACAGTACGCATAGTGGTGATGATGCAACGTCAGATGATACAGTACGGTTTACAGCCTCGAGTGTTGGTGCTTGGGGAAACCAAACCAAAATTAAGTGTGTTAGGGAAACAGCTAATCTCGGAATTACTATCGCAGAACCTACTGCTAGCGTTAGAAATTACTTCGATATGCAGACAGCTGTCCGCGTACAGATTGGTGACCAAGTTAGTATCACGGGAACTAGTATTCGTGGTGTTGTAACCTCTATCGATGGGAACAGAGTGACTTTGGAAGCCGACAAGTCTTTTCCTGCACTGACTCTTGGTATGCCGGTTATTCTTGAGACCTTTGGTGTGTATGTTTATGACAATAGTGGGCAATTGCTTGTTCCTAGCCCCTACAAGGGTCTTAGGATGAGTCCTTCAGCTGGTTCTAGGTGTTATACCGTAGTCATCAATAACACGTCTAGAACACCAGTTACAGCAGAAGACTTAGGCTCTAGTGCAACAGATCCTCGGCCTATGGATGACTCTTTACCAGTGGCTATGACAGCAGGATCAGACGGGGCTACGGTAACATATACAGACTTTATGGGTGTTCAAGGAAGTAAGACTGGCGTGTGGGCATGGGATAAGATCGAAGATGTTATTTTTATCTCGATGCCGGGTGTTTGTGACCTGTTTGGTGAAGACAATGGTGCTATTGCCTTATTGGAAGGCCAAACTTACTGTGAGAATAGAACAGATATTCAGATGGTGTTTGAGGGGCCTCGCGGTAAGAATCACACTGGTATCAAGGATTGGTGGGATGCAAATTCGTTTACGTCTATGTACATGAATATGTATTGGCCTTATGTGCAAGGAATTGACCCTGACTTGCGTGTAAAGGTACTTCAGCCACCAACAGGAAGAATTCTTGGAGCTATTGCTAGAACACATGCCACGAGAAACTTTGTGAAAGCACCCGCTGGTGTAGTTGATGGCCTTTTGAATGGCGTATATGGACTAGAGTACGAAATTCAAGACGGAAGTCCTGAGTATGATATTCTGTTCCCTGTAGGAATCAATGCCATTATCAAATTTACCGGCTATGGGTATTGTATCTATGGTGATGCAACTATGGATGCAACCAAACAATATGACTCAATCGGCATTGTCACTGGCTTCAATATAGCTCAAAGAGAAATAAAGAGGCGTACACGGTGGGTTAACTTTGAGCCCAATAACACAGAAACGAGAGCGCGTGTTGTGCGAGACATTACAGGATTGCTTAGAGGATGGCGTACACAGAGAGAACCTGTACTACAGGGTGCTACTGATGCCGCAGCATTTTTCATTATTTGTGATGCGACTAATAACACCCCAGCAATAATTGCACAGCATAAGTTGGTGTGTCGTGTTGGGTTGCTATTCCAAGGTTCTACAAGATTTTCTGAATACACACTTGAGCAAGACACTAGGGCTATTGACGCTGAATTGGCGGCAACGGCATAAGGAGAGCATAAATGGGTACACGAACTGCTCGAGAAGACCCCTTGAAAGTCTTTAGATATAGGATATCTATTGGCGGGTCTGTCTATGGTTTTTCAGAGTGCAGCGCACTCGAAGCGGAAACAGATGTTGTTGAGTACAGAGAAGGTGGTGATAATGATACACCTAAAAAGAGCGCAGGACTAACCAAGTACACGGACTTAACTCTAAAGAGAGGGCAAAAAGATCCAACAGAAGGTGGCTCTGATGTTTTGGCAGCGTGGCATGAGCAGGTTATGTCTCTGAAGCGAAGTGGTGGGAATGACCCTAATGTTACTTCCTATAGGAGAGAAGTAGTCATTACGCAAATGAA